GTTTTTTACAAGCTGATTTTAACACTGAGTTATATGGTAAAGTTATATATCATGTTGAACCTAATAAGAGTTATGAATCTATCAGATGGAGTGAACATTCTAGAAATCCCGCTATGAGTCTTGTAAGAGCGTGTGGGATGAGATTAGTTACTTGGTCTGATGAAGAAGCGAGAGCTTATTATGATAAATATATTACATTTTTAATGGGGAAATATGATTCACTGTTGTCCGGAACGCGTGAATGGGATGATGCAAAAACCAATTATAAAACTGATTGGCAAATGGCACATCTTTATACAGGATTTGAAAATAAAGACCAAAAAGATTTTCAAGATTCTGTTCCCCGTAATGCCGCTGTAGATTGTGATGCTATATGCCCATCTATTTGCGAAGATATAGCTGATGAAATTCTAGAATGTCGTTTATATAATCAAAGTAAGACTAGTAGAACTATAAAAGCTAAATGTGAAGAGTGTCAAAACTCTTTAGTATTTTGTACATGTGAAGACAAATACTTAAATGTAATATGTTCAATATGTAATCAAACATATTGTGATTGTGATTATATATTCAATTTTGAACCAATTGAGTATTTAGATGATACTGTTGATCTTGTAGATCCAGATGCTTATACCACTGACCAAGCTATTTTTGTTAATCAATCAAGAAGAGGTGGTGCTGCAATACTTAATGATATGGTGGCTATGCATCAGATAACAGAAGACGCTAGAGGATGGTTATATCAAAGTATTGATGGTTTTCCTGATAAAGAAAGAAAACCTTTTTCTTATCCAGATTTGGGTACTACGAAGACTGTGTGTCAAAAGATAAGTACTACTTGTCAGGTTAATGCACCTACTGGTTTGACTGTAGGAGCTAATTATGATTGTTTAATGGTATTCAATCCAATATCACCTGATATGGGTCCTAATGGATCTGGTTATTTCCCTTGTACTGTTACTGCTAATACAACAGCCCCTGTTAGTTCAACTACTAGTATGTTACCAGGTTGGAATTGTTTTACAGGTCCTGTTGGTTTTGATATAATACCTGCTACTTTGTCGGCAACTGTAAAGAAAGTTGATGGTTGTGAAATGACTCAAACGGTATGGGGTGAAGCACCTACTAGATTAGTTTCTTCTGCTATTGAAGTTTATAATACTACAGCTGATTTATATAAACAAGGTGCTGTTTCTGTGTGCAAATCTCCTGCACCAGTTAATGAATCTTTCTTTTTCTCCTTTACAGATGCAGAAAAGAATAAGAAAAAAGAAAAAGAAGAAAGACGAAAAAGTACTGAACTTAAAAAAGGTAAAGAAAAAGAAGATGATGATGAAGATGTTACTTTACCTTCAGGTTTGGTATATTATGTACCTAGTGATTTAATACCTGCTCCACCAACACAACAAACTGATATACAGTTGTACCCAGGTTCTCGGACTTGGGATGCTGCAGAGGGTATTTATGCTAATGCACATTATAATAGATTTGATAATCCTTTTTTATATCCTACTGCGCATAATGCAGGTATGTATTGGGATAATCCTACAAATAATCAGTATGTTGGTGCTGGTTCAGGTTATTTATGTGCAAATAACGCTTTTACATCAAGTAATCCTACTCTTTTGTCTTCATGTAAAGTGTTACCTTTTGATGTAACAGTTATTAGATTTGTTGGATTGTCTTATCAATCAACTTTAACTATGACTGTTAACACTTATTATGAGTCTGCGCCTGCTAATTATTCGCAAATACTCATTCCACTAATGCAGCCAACTGCTGAATTTAGTGCAAAAATATTTGATATCTATTCTCAAATATTAAAAAGAATGCCTGTGGCTTGTATGGTTAATGAAAATCCCATGGGAGAATGGTTCTCCGAAGCTTTGGGTTTAGTCCAGAAATGGGCTGCTCCTGTTCTTACAGCAGTAGGTGGTGCCATTGGTGGTCCTGCTGGTTTGAGTATGGGTGCTTCTATTGGTGGCTCTATATCGGGTATTGCAAGCCAGTTAGCTGGAACGAAGACCATGAAAGGTTATGCAAAAGCGGTTAAAAGAAGAGAAGAAAGAGAATCTCGAGCTATGATAGAAAATAGGAATGGTGAAC